CTTTCAGTTTCACTTTATTTTTAATCATATTTTTAATCCAATCAGGTTTATTATTCTTATTAAAATGTCCTAGTATAGATTGAATAAACGCCTTTTTCATATCTGGATTCTTTTTAACCATTTAGAACCGCCTTTGGTATTGCCTGACAGTTCCAATGTATAAATCTAAACGGATCATAACCCATATCAACTATGTATTGATGTGGCATATATGAAGGAAAAAATAACATTGAACCTGGTTTTACTTGATAGTTTATTGCTGTTGAAGCATAAGATACTTTACTTTTATCTAATTCTGGTAAACTATTCATAAGATTACCTGGTCTAGGATCTTCAAATAAAGGTAGTGATGTTTTCTCACTTGCCTTTAGAAAATAAAAACCAGATATGTGACCGTTCCAGTGAGTATGTAAAGTGTGATGTCCACCACCTTTTTTAGCAAACTCTTGTACCCACATTTCTGTTGTAAATACTGTATAGTCTTTTAGATCATAACCCATTTCTTCTAATAGATTGTGTGATGTTGCACCTATATAATCTTGTAATTGCTTAAAGTTAGGATCACCTATGAGAGATGTTGAATGAAACACATGACCCATGTCTCCTTTGTCACCAAACTTTTTATTACGTTTATCTATATCTTTTTTTAAATTTTTCTTTGCTGTTTTGATATATGAATCAGAAGCTTTATTTAAATCATCTACAAATTTATCTTCTTTTGCAAACCATATGGGGCATTTAAAGTATTCCTCTCTAAATAATTGTTGAGGAAAACTTAACTTATCTTTTTTGATCTTTGTTTTTTTCTTATTCATTATATACTCCTATTTAAACGGCCATCCTAGATTCCAGATGACTAAACTATTTCTTTCTCCACTCTTGTTTTTTTTATTCATACTCACACCAACCAGTTAAAATGTACTTTCTTTCATTAGGAGCATTAACACCTCTATGAAAATGAGTCCAGTACGCAGGCCAAATATAAAAATCTCCTTCTTTAGGTTTTGCAATATATTTTTGTAATAAAAATTCTGTTTCTCCACCTTTTTTAATAGTGTTTAAAAAAAACATCCAACCAAATAATCTTTTAATACATTCTTTACTACCATCGTTCTCGCAATGTATTTGCGAATAATATTGATTGGGTTCATATCTACAAAGTTTAGCTATTTTTAAAGTATGCCAAGGTTTTATATGTGTATTAATTAAAGGATATTTATTTTTAAAATTTTGTATTCCAAAATTTAATGCAGCTCCTAAGTTAAAATTATTTATGTCAATAGAAATTTCCAAATTATTTATTTCATTATTACCAGCATGACCTTTAGTTGCTTTTGTAATATTATCTTCAAAATAATTAATTAATTCATTACAATATTTTTTTAAATATAGTTTAGAAATTTTATGTATCATATTATTTAAACGGCCATCCTAGATTCCAGATGACTAAACTATTTCTTTCTCCACTCTTAACTGGACAAACTCTATGCCACACAAAACTAGGAAATACAACTAAAGAACCTTTAGGTAATATCTCTTTACATTTATGTACGTTTCTTTTCTTATCAGGATCCATGTTTCTAAAATCAAATTCTAATTCACCACCCTTATAATCTTTAGGGTCTGATAGAGTAACCGTTACTGATAACTTTCTTATCTTACCATGTGATGGATCATTTGGGTCATCTTTATGATAAGGTTGATCCCAACCATCGCAATGCCAATCATAAAATTGACCTTTAGTATATTTTGTAAATTGACAGGACTCACTAAAATTCCATTGAAAATTCCAACCTGCATTTGCATTTGCACTATGAATGTAAGGTTGTATTTCTTTATAAATCCATCTGTCATTCATCCAGACAATATCAGAATTTCTTTTCTTTTTTAAATCTTTTGTTTGTTTTTTAGATAAATTTTTACCTTGACCATAACCACCAGTCACAGCCATTTGATCTTGTAGTTGATGACCATATTTTACTATATCATCACAGATACGTTCTGGGATTGCTGATTTAAAGTACCAATAATAGTTTGTTAGATTCATTTGAGATCACCTTCTTTTATTATCTATTTGTATTATAACATATTTATAATACTTTGTAAAGCGTATTACTACGCTTATGAAACTGTTAATGTTCCAGAAGCTGTAAATTTAATTATCTTATCCCCACCTGGGTGAGTAGATAATGTTCTTGCAGGTGTAGGACTACCAGCAAAAGTAACCGCACTTGGTCCTCTAACTACAACAATTCCTGAACCGCCATTACCGCCAGCTGCTCTAAAAGCTCCACCACAACCAAATTTTGCACTACCTCCACCACCACCTGATCCTGTATTTGCACTTGCAGCAGCGCCAGCATTATTATCAGGGTTTGAGCATTTAGCACCAGCGTTTCCAGCACCGCCACCGCCACCGCAGCCTGCTCTACCTCCACAAGGTCCACCTTGTAATGCACCACCTCCACCACCACCAGCATAATCTGTAGATGGTCCTAAAATTGCATTTGGAACACTTGATCCACCATTACCACCGGTTGTACCAACTTGTGGATTAGTATTAACAGAAGAACCAGCACCTCCAGCTCCACCACCGCCACCTCTTCCAAAACCCATACTTCTATAACCTCCCAGATTACCTTCTGGGGGATCAAAACTACCAACGTTACCACATCCTGCATTTGGAGCAGTTTCACCTCCACCTCCTGATCCTCCAGGATTACCATTATTTTGACAACCACCAGCACCACCACCACCGCCTGTTGATGTAATAGATTCAGTTAATGCCATAACAGAATTTGAACCATCTGCTCCTCTTGGAGATGGAGGCCCTGCAGCTCCACCAGCTCCACCACCTCCTACAGTTATTGTAAAATCTGTAGCCATACCTTGGGCTAATATTGTTCCTGATTTTCCGTCAGCCTGTAAAGGAGAAGGGCCATAACCTGATGCTCGATAACCTCCAGCACCACCGCCACCACCTCCACTAACATTTCCTGCTGCAGCGCCACCACCAGCACCTCCAGCAATAACTAAAAAATCTAACTCTACACCTAAAGGTGAAGCAGTGGGTGGCCATGTTCCTTGTTTAACAGCACTAAATTGACTTCTTAAATTCCATACACCACTTGCTTTAGCTAATTCTTTTATAATAACTCTACCTGAACCACCAGCTCCACCTACATTACCACAACCGTCTCCACCACCGCCACCACCGCCAGTGTTTGTTCCGCCTGCGCCAACAGATATACCTGGTGATTTACCAATACCACCACCACCTGGTCCAGCAGCTCCTGAATTTGCTCCTGGTATTCTTGTTCCACCACCGCCGCCTCCAGCAAAAACTGAACATGTTGGTCCATGATTTCCATAATCAGGACTTATATCTAAACCTGCTCCTCCAGCTCCACCTCTTCCAGATCCTGGAAAAGCTCCTGTAACAGCATTACCACCTGCACCACCAGCTCCACCTCCACCACCAGATCCTCTTGTATCTGTTGGAGTTCCACCTGGACTTGGGTTAGCTCCAGTTCCACCATCATTACCTTGACAAGCTGTACCACTTCCACCAGCTTCACCTGTACAACCTGGATTAGCACCACCACCGCCGCCTCCAGATCCTCCTGGATTTCCTACTGCATTTGATTTTCCACCGCCACCACCACCAACAGACGCAACATCATTAAAATCTGATGCTACCCCATTTGTTCCTGGATTGGCAGGTGGTCCGCCTGCTGCTCCTCCACCGCCAATAACTATTGGTATGGTTCCTGAAGCATTTAATTCTTTATTAAGTAATCCACCAGCTCCGCCACCAGCAGCTCTATCTCTTCCACCGCCACCACCACCAGAAATTATTGCTGTTTTAACAACTCTAGTTCCTGATTGTAATGCATGATTTCCAGTTGATGTAATATCTGTGATAGTATTCTTCCCAAAAGAAGCTTCGTTTCTTTTACCTATGATACCACCGTTGGTTCTTGCCATTTAAGGTCTCCTATTCAGAAACCCAAGCTGAGCCATTCCAATTATAGACTGTTTTGGTTTCTGCGTCATCGTTTGATTTAATTGCTTCCCAACCTGTATCGTTGTCAGCATTATATTTTGTTTCGTTCCATGAAATCATATATGTAAAACCACTTCCTGACGTAGTTGATGGATAAGTGATCGGTGATTTCCAATCATCGCTATCATTCAATGCCCATGAGGCAAAAGGTTGTGAACTTAAAAATTTGTTTTTAGAGGCATTGTAATTCATGCCTATACCTGCATATTGTTTTCTGAAATTGTTATTGTATGATGTTTGTTTCCATGTTCCACCACCAAAGAAATTTACACACCATGTTTCGCCATCAGCATGTTCATCTGAAGGAACTACATCATTTGCGACAACTACTACTCTCTTTACAACTAAATGTGTATCAGAAGTAAAACCTGTCGGGTCTGTCTTTGATTCTAATTCTGCAAAATGTGCCATTGTT